CCGTTATACGCACTAGCACTAATAACGGACTGTTCGATTTTTTCGCGATTATTCATTTGTGTCATCCTCCATAAAAATTTTATTGTTTAATTCCATTCCGAATTTAACTCTTTCATCATCGTTACCGAATTTGTTTATTAAATCTCTTTCAACGCTCTTGCAATACCTATCCCATGCGCTTGCTTTCTTCTCCAGTTCTTTGTTACAATCTCGTAACTTCGCTATAACCCCAATAAGCTCATATCGTTGCTTCTTGTACTCATCACGTTGTTTTCTCATCTTCTTCAACCTAGCGTCCATTACGCTTAGTTGGAACCCTGTTTCATAGTTCATTCTACCAATCTCCCATCTTTCCAAATTAATGTCATAGTTAGGCCGTCGTTCAAGATGTAGAATGCTTTGGTAGGGAAAAACGTGTTCTCTAAACGTTCGTTGATACTAATACTTGTGTGTAACGCTGACATATAGGCTCCCTCTTGAAGCTCGTACACTTCAAACAACCTATCAAATACTGTATCTTCTGTGATTTCCTCTTCAACTTCAACTATGAAAGGAGTATCAATTGGAATAAAACTTGATATCGAACACGTATTTGTATTTCGTTGAAAACGAACGAATCCATTACTAAAAACTTTTGCAAGAAAAATTTTTCCTTTTGATAGCTCCGGATTTTCTCGCGCCCACTTAATTAATTCATCTAGTCTCATTTCTTTTTTAACTTTGATTTTCATTTTTACATCTCCTTAAAATAAAGTTAGTTGCTTCTGTTCCTCATATTCCAAACCATGTTGCTTTATATATATTTCGAGCTCTTCCGCTGTATCAAATGTCTTTTTCACGCCTTGCCAACCTGGTACGATATGCCCATGAAAGTAATAAGTGCCGTTTACTACATGGATATGCGCCACTCGCTCGTTATCCTGATACAGGTATCTCTTAGAGCCGAAAAATTGGTTTAAGTATTCTTTGCGCGCGTTATATGTCATAGTCATTGCTCCCACAAGTCAAAAGCTCTTTGGACATAAAACTTCGCCTTTGCTAAATCCTCGTGTCCGTTTTTCAACGGTGCTCTAGATAGATATTTGATTGCATTACCTATTGCAAATGCTAATTGTGGTGGATACTGCGCCGTAACCTGTTCGATAAAATCTATAATTTCAATGTCGCCGTATGTGTAGTGCGCTGGTTGCTTAACATTGTCTTGTATTTCATTCATATCTACTTTTCTGTTACTGATTACACTCATTATGCTTCACTCCATTTCTTGAACATTTGGTTATAAGTATTATCAAACCAGTACGGATCACGTGAATGTTTCTGAGGTACATTAAACAATGTGTGGCTTCTTTCTTCTTAGCTCAGCCTCTCTCTTTCGCTTTCTTTCCAATTTGCGTTCGAGTCTAGCTTGTTCCAGTCTTTCTATTGTTTTCTTTTCTCTGTACTCGCTTAAACGCGTACCTTCTGGTGCGTCCATTGCTTCATGTAGTTCCCAACCGTCTTTTACTCTCTTAGAAACCATTCCAGCGGTTATACCGTGACTTTCTATTAATTCCATTTCAAATTTACTGAACCTATAAGGTTTATCATTTATTGTTACAATCCTTGCTTTTCTCGCCATTTTATCCACCTCTTATATTTCTTCTATTCGTATGATTATTTTGGGCTCAATTCCATAACGCTTTGAGCTAGTTATTTCTGTAATTTGGTTATCGTCTTTCCATACATGGCCATTACAAGCATCTAATACCGTTTTAATTAAGTTGTCGATATCCGGCTTAGTCACTTTATACTGCCCAACCATTTCGCTTTTCTTTTTCTTCGACCATGATTTAAGCAATGGAAAGTAAAACTCTAATTCAATTTTTAATGCATTTTCTAGATTTAGCTTTGGCATTTGATTTTGTAAATATTTTTTATGTTCTGTATATTTTGTAGGCATATATGTGTGTGCATATCTACCTGTTTTACGAAAGCGTGGACGAGGCGACCCCATCGGCGCATTAAACACTTCATTAAATTTAATTTCTATCTCCATGTAATCCCTCATATATATTCAAATAAGCTTGTTTGGTGTCCTAACTCCATTTGTTCATTATCAATAAGTGTTTTTAATTCATAATCATCTAAGTACCAACGTCGACCATTGAATTTTGTGTGTTTTAATCCAACAACTAAATGCCGTCCATCTTTAAAATGTGGTGTAACTGAAAACATTTTGTTGCCGTCATGATCAAATAGATAGTATTTATCAAATGCATCCATTTTCAATCACTCCCATTTGCTATTTAGACGCTTAATAAAAGCTTCTCTGTCTTTCTCAAGGTTTTCATCTACTTCCGGCGTTTTCGTTTCTCTCGTGCTGTCTGTGAGCCATTTGGGTGTTTTTTCTTTCGATGGTTTAACATAAGGTTTATNTTTATTGTTACAATCCTTGCTTTTCTCGCCATTTTATCCACCTCTTATATTTCTTCTATTCGTATGATTATTTTGGGCTCAATTCCATAACGCTTTGAGCTAGTTATTTCTGTAATTTGGTTATCGTCTTTCCATACATGGCCATTACAAGCATCTAATACCGTTTTAATTAAGTTGTCGATATCCGGCTTAGTCACTTTATACTGCCCAACCATTTCGCTTTTCTTTTTCTTCGACCACGATTTAAGCAATGGAAAGTAAAAGTCTAATTCGATTTTTAGTGCGCGCTCTAGATTTAACTTAGGCATTTGCCCTTGTATATACGCTTTATGCTTTGTGTAAGACGTTGGCATGTAAGTTTGAACAAATCTACCTGTTTTACGAAAGCGTGGACGAGGCGACCCCATCGGCGCATTAAACACTTCATTAAATTTAATTTCTATCTCCATGTAATCCCTCATATATATTCAAATAAGCTTGTTTGGTGTCCTAACTCCATTTGTTCATTATCAATAAGTGTTTTTAATTCATAATCATCTAAGTACCAACGTCGACCATTGAATTTTGTGTGTTTTAATCCAACAACTAAATGCCGTCCATCTTTAAAATGTGGTGTAACTGAAAACATTTTGTTGCCGTCATGATCAAATAGATAGTATTTATCAAATGCATCCATTTTCAATCACTCCCATTTGCTATTTAGACGCTTAATAAAAGCTTCTCTGTCTTTCTCAAGGTTTTCATCTACTTCCGGCGTTTTCGTTTCTCTCGTGCNATTTTGGGCTCAATTCCATAACGCTTTGAGCTAGTTATTTCTGTAATTTGGTTATCGTCTTTCCATACATGGCCATTACAAGCATCTAATACCGTTTTAATTAAGTTGTCGATATCCGGCTTAGTCACTTTATACTGCCCAACCATTTCGCTTTTCTTTTTCTTCGACCACGATTTAAGCAATGGAAAGTAAAAGTCTAATTCGATTTTTAGTGCGCGCTCTAGATTTAACTTAGGCATTTGCCCTTGTATATACGCTTTATGCTTTGTGTAAGACGTTGGCATGTAAGTTTGAACAAATCTACCTGTTTTACGAAAGCGTGGACGAGGCGACCCCATCGGCGCATTAAACACTTCATTAAATTTAATTTCTATCTCCATGTAATCCCTCATATATATTCAAATAAGCTTGTTTGGTGTCCTAACTCCATTTGTTCATTATCAATAAGTGTATTTAATTCATAATCGTCTAAATACCAACGACGACCATTAAATTTTGTTTCTTTTATTCCAACAACTAAATGCCGACCATCTTTAAAATGTGGTGTAACTGAAAACATTTTGTTGCCGTCATGATCAAATAGATAGTATTTATCAAATGCATCCATTTTCAATCACTCCCATTTGCTATTTAGACGCTTAATAAAAGCTTCTCTGTCTTTCTCAAGGTTTTCATCTACTTCCGGCGTTTTCGTTTCTCTCGTGCTGTCTGTGAGCCATTTGGGTGTTTTTTCTTTCGATGGTTTAACATAAGGTTTATTAGTTTGCTTTTTGCTTTCCAGTTGTTGCTTTTCAAATGCACGTACTTGTTCAATAGATTTCAAGTTTGCATTAAGCCATGTATTCAAAATGCTTTTAGCATATCCCCAAGTAACTTTATTTCTGTCTTTAGCGATTTTAAGTGATGCGGTAACTATTTGATCTGAATCATTTTCAAATGAATCAAGATAATAATTTAAATCGTCTAAATTGTAAGGAGTTATGAAACCGAATCCGTTATCTTGGAAGAAGTCGAAGGCAGCTGCCTTCTTCTTCTCATTCTCATCATTCTTTACATTATCCCCATTCTTTACATTCTTGTTTGTGTTGATTTGTTGTCCATTTGTTGTTGATTTGTTGTCGTTTTTGCTGTCGGAATTTTCTTCCATACTTTGATAAATCGCCCAATTGACAACGGTTATAACAGAAAATTTGTTGTCGGACTTTACGACGATAGTTCCAAGGTTTTCTAAAAGCTTTATGTAGTCTCTTACTGTGGATTCTTTGAGACGTAACTCTTCGCTTGCTCGCTTTCTCCCGAACACAAATTGACCTTTTTCTAATTCAACAACTCGTCTGCCAACAAGCTGTGTATGATCCTTATGACTAGCCTTCATAAGACAATATGCAAATACTTTGAATAACTTTTCGTTCTGAAAAATAGGCGAATCTAATAGTTTTCTATGAAGTTTTATCCAACCAGTCATATACACACCTCACTTTCAAACCGGTTAAATTAGAATGGTAAATCATCGTCATCTATTTCAATAGGATCATTCGCATTTGCGAACGGATTATCTTTTACTGGTTTGTTATTTGAATATTGCGATTGTCCACGTGTTTGTTGTACTTGTTGTTGATATAAATCTTGTTGAGAGTCATTTGTGTTCTTTGGTTCTAAAAATTGAACGCTATCACACACAACTTCAGTAACAAACACACGACGACCTTCTTGATTTTCATAATTACGGGATTGTAAGCGACCATCTACACCAGCTAAACTACCTTTAGATAAATAGTTATTTACATTATCTGCTTGTCTTCTAAAAACAACACAGTTAACAAAATCTGCTTCGCGCTCCCCTTGAGCATTCGTGAACGTACGATTTACTGCAAGAGTGAATGTCGCTACACTCACACCTGANCTGCCAACAAGCTGTGTATGATCCTTATGACTAGCTTTCATAAGACAATATGCAAATACTTTGAATAACTTTTCGTTCTGAAAAATAGGCGAATCTAATAGTTTTCTATGAAGTTTTATCCAACCAGTCATATACACACCTCACTTTCAAACCGGTTAAATTAGAATGGTAAATCATTGTCATCTATTTCAATCGGAACATTTGCATTCGCAAACGGATTATCTTTTACTGGTTTGTTATTTGAATATTGCGATTGTCCACGTGTTTGTTGTACTTGTTGTTGGTATAAATCTTGTTGAGTGTCATTTGAGTTTTTCGGTTCTAAAAATTGAATACTATCAGCAATAACTTCCGTAACATATACACGTTGACCTTCCTTATTTTCATAATTCCGCGTTTGTAACCTACCATCTACGCCCGTCAACGATCCTTTAGATAGGTATTTATTAACGTTCTCTGCTTGTTTTTTAAATACGATGATATTAATAAAGTCTGCCTCGCGCTCTCCTTGTGCATTCGTAAATGTGCGGTTAACTGCTAATGTGAATGATGCTACATTTACACCACTTTGAGTGGTTCTTAATTCTGGGTCTCTAGTTAAACGACCAACTAATATTGTTCTGTTTAGCATTTATAAACCTCCAACATAAACGGGCGCGCCCGTCACTTTTTGTATTTCACTTTTAATGTA